CTGTTTCTTTTTACCCCAAAAACGACTCAAACAGTCATTATCGGCTTGAATCGGATGAGAACTAGTCATGACGGCTGAAGAAGGCTCAGAAGGGCCGCAATCGGTTGAGGGAGGGGTAACAGAAGTCAGATATGGCTCTCAAACCCCTAGAATCCGCTCAAAGCCATTGGATTTACCTACTCGCGGCGATGAAATGATCCAGTTCTGCAAAGATATCGGAATGCCCTTGCTTCCTTGGCAGGAATTATTAGCTCGAGATTGCTTACGCTATAAGCCAGATGGTCGCTGGGCGCATCCCCTAATTGGAATTATGTTGCCACGCCAACAGGGCAAATCTACATTTATGGCGCTTCGAATTCTTTTCGGGATCTATGTTCTGGGCGAGAAGATGCATCTGGCAACCGCTCATAAACTAACTACATCAAGCGAAATCTTTTTTAAGGTTGGCGAGATAATCGATAACTCTCAAATGTTGCTAGATAACTTCGCCAAGAAATACGAATCCAAAGGATCGCAGGAAATTAGGTTTAAGAATAAAGCCCGGTATCTAATTAGAGCAGGCAACTCAGCCGCTCGCGGTATTGCTGCTCCAGATGTTATTCATATCGATGAGTTACGAGAGTTTGATACCGAAGATGTCTGGTCATCGATGCGATTTACTCAGATGTCTAACTCAAATCCTCAAGCCTATGTCTATTCGAATGCTGGTCACGCTAATTCGGTTTTGCTGCATAAATTTAGGGAGCGAGGTTTAGCAGCTAGTGAGGGAGCAGATGATTCGATCGGCTGGTTCGAATGGAGTGCAGAGCCAGGAGCCGAGATCACCGATAAAGAAGCCTGGTATCAGAGCAATCCATCTTTAGGCCATACGGTTCATGAAGATAACATCAAAGACAGCCTGTCAGATCGTGAAGATATATTTAGAACCGAAATCTTATGCCAGTTCGTTTCGATGATTAACCCAGTCATCTCAGAAGCCGAATGGAAGAAGTGCAAGGCCGATGATCTGCCTCAACTCGATGTCGAAAAAGATACTTGGATGGCCATCGATCTCAGCCCAGACAGAAAACATGCTTCGCTAGTCGCTGGTCAAAGAATCGAAGGAAATCGCTTCATGGTTAGCCTTCTTCACACCTGGTTCAACCCGGTCAACCTTGATGATCTTGAGATGGCCAATGACATCGCTTACTGGGTTCGCAAGTTCCCAGTTAACGCCGTTGCTTATTCAAAGTCGACAGCCTCAGCAGTTGCGGCAAGATTGGCTCCAGCAGGAATCCCAATCCATGAAGTTAATGCTCAGGAATATCAGCAGAGTTGTGATGAGTTCGTCTCGGCGGTTTCATCGATGCGACTCGCCCATGCAGATCAAGAAGAATTAACAAAGCAAGTTCTATCGGCAGTTAAATTAACTCGAGGCGATGGCGGCTGGGTAATGGGTCGAAAGCAAAGCGGAATAGTTTGCGGTGCAGTTGCTTCGGCTATGGTCACTCACTTCGCAACACGCGGAGAATCCGAAGTAGACATTCAAGTAGGGTAATGTCTGGACAGTAGCGTATAATATGTCCAATGGGAATCAGGGACTTATTTACAACGCCTAAGCCAACAACCGAAATCACAGTTGATGCGGCTTCAACACCTGCACCGTTTAACAACACAGCATCTTTTAATCCTTTCGTATTTACCCAATCCGTAGCAAGCCGCCAGCAAGCAATGGCAGTTCCAACTATTGCTAGAGCGCGTAATATCATCTGCTCAACACTTGCAGCATTGCCACTAGAGCAGTATTCAAAACTCGATGGCTCACATATGGCAACGCCAGCAGTAATTAATCAACCAGATCCACGCGTTCCGGGTTCTGCGGTTTATGCCTGGCTAGCCGAAGACTTACTTTTTGAAGGCCGCGCTTATGGACAAGTTTTGGAGCAGTACGGAGATACAGGTCGCGTTCGCGCTTGGACTCGCGTTGCTCCAGATCGCGTAACAGTAAAATTAAATAATAATCAAACTGAAATCGTTGGCTACCAGGTCGATGGAAGTATCGTTCCTACAAACGGAGTCGGCTCTCTGGTTGTATTTTACGGATTAGATGAAGGCTTACTAAATCGCGCAGGTCGCACTATTCGCGCAGCGCATGCTCTTGAACAAGCTGCTGAAACTTTTGCTAAAGAGCCAGTTCCACTTCAGGTTCTAAAATCCAACGGAACTAACTTGCCAGCAGAGCGCATATCTAAACTTTTAGAATCATGGAGAACGGCTCGACTTACTAAATCAACCGCGTTCTTAAATGCGGATGTTGAATTGCAAGCGCTGGGCATCGATCCTGCCAAGTTACAACTAAATGAGGCTCGCCAATATGTCGCGCTGGAATTGGCTCGCGCTTGCAACCTACCTGCTTATTTCGTCAGCGCTGAAACTACAAGCATGACCTACAGCAACAGCGTTTCAGAACGCCGTTCGCTTATCGATTTCTCAATGAAGCCAATTTTGGCTGCTATCGAACAGCGCCTAAGCATGCCGGACTTTTGCCCATCAACTGGTGAAATCCGTTTTAGCCTCGACAACTTCTTGCGCTCAGATGCCTTACAACGCGCACAAGTTTATGAAATCTTAAACCGAATCGGCGCTATGAGCGTTGAGCAAATTCGCGAAGAAGAAGACCTGATCGACAACAAGGAGACCCGATGAAGATAACAATGCCAGTTGCTATCACAGCAGCAGATGCAGAATCTAGAATTATCGCAGGCCGCATCGTTACTTGGAATGCTGAAGGCAATACCTCAGCAGGCCGCACAATGTTTGAGCCAGACTCAATCACAATGTCTAAGAACACTAAGTTGGTTCTTCAGCACGATACAACTCGCCCACTCGGTAAATTAGTTTCATTCGAACAGGATGCAAACGGAATTACAGCAGAATTTAAGATCGCTAAGACAACCGCTGGCAATGATGCACTCGAAGAAGCAGCCACAGGGCTTCGCTCAGATTTTAGCGTTGGCGTAGATGTTGAAGAGTGGAATAACAAAGATGGCGTAATGGCTATCAGCGCATCTAACTTGATCGAGGTCAGCCTGGTCACAGATGGCGCTATACCGGGCGCAGAAGTCGCGAAGGTAGCGGCAGTAGATACAGAGGATTCCAAAGCATCAACAGATGTCGAGGATGTAACACCACAACCAACCACAGAAGGAGAACAAGTGTCAGACACTACCGTTCCAGAAGTTGCTCCTGCCGCAGAAACGGTAGAGGCTGCAAAGGTTGAAGTTAAGGCTGCAACAGCACCTTACATTTCAACAACTGTTCGTAACCCAATCGTGGATAAGGCTACTTATCTCGAGCATTCAGTTCGCGCAAAGTTAGGCTCAGAAGAATCTCGCATGTATGTTGCAGCAGCAGCAGACACAACAGATAACGCTGGTCTAGTTCCAACACGCCAACTAACCGAAGTTATCAACGGCATCTCAAACGCAGATCGCCCATTCATTGACTCAGTTTCACGCGGCACTCTTCCAGATGCAGGCATGACTTTTGAGATTCCAAAGATCACAGTTGCTCCAACAGTTTCAGTCGCGGCTGAAGGCAACGGTGGATCAGAGACAGATCAGAACGCAGCGTTCGTGACTGTAAATGTCAAGAAGTTCATGGGCCGTCAAACATTCAGCCTCGAGCTTCTCGATCGTTCATCACCAGCATTCTTCGCTGAACTCGTACGCCAGATGGAATACGCATACGCAAAGGCTTCAGATGCAGAAGTTGGAACTGCGCTAATCAATGGCGGAACAGACGGCGGAAACCGCGCAGCAATTACAACAGGCGCACTTGCAGCAGACTTCGTGTCAGATGCAGCAGTTTCTATCTACAAGGGAACACTTGGCTTTGCAGAAAACATCATTGTTTCTCCAGAACAATGGGGTAACTTGATGGGGCTAGTCGATTCTTCAAATCGCCCAATCTTCCAACAGACAATCAACCCACAAAACGCAGGCGGAACACTTACAGCAACAGCAGTTCGTGGAAACCTTCTTGGTCTCAACCTTCGCGTTTCACGCGCACTAACAGATGGCTCAGGTCTTGGTGACAACACTATGATCGTAGTTAACCCAGAGTCATACACATGGTACGAATCACCACGCCTATCACTACAGACAAACCTTATCTCAACAGGTCAGGTTGAAGTCGGTTACTACGGCTACGGTGCAGTCGCTACGAAAATTGGCGCTGGTTCATACCGTTTCATGGTCGCGTAATTAACTAACTAATCATGGGGGAGCTGCTGCTCCCGGTGGCTCCCCCAGTCGTTTAATAGAGAGGATGTAGAGATGCCAACAATCGTTACCGTAGCAGAACTAAGGTCAATTCTTGGTGTCTCTACAGCCCTTTATAATGATGCTTATTTAGCAGATGTAATCGACACCGCAGAATCAGTAATCTTGCCTATGCTGGTCAAGTATTCAAGCCCTGTCGATGTCGTAGCGCTTCAAGATAACATTGCAACATATTATGTTCTTGGCGATAACAACTTTTCGGCGGGTCAGAGCGTTGTCGTAACTGGCGTAGGTAGCCCATTTAACGGAACTTTTACAATCCTGGAATCAAGCAACATCGATTACGATTCTTTCGTTTTACGATCTAATTCACGCATATTCTTAGATGGTTCTTACAGAGAATTTAACGGATTCTTCACAGTATCTATAAACAACGCCGATATTACAGAGCGCAAGGTTATTCCTTCAGGCTTGGCAACACTTTCTGGCGCAGCAACTTATGTAGGCAATAGCGCCGTAGAATCAGCAGTTCTTGCAGTTTCAGTCGAAGTATTCCAATCTCGGATCGCTCCAGGCGGTCAGATCGAGGGAATCGACTTTACTAATGTCTCGCCTTATCGTTTAGGCCGCAGCCTTTTCAACCGCGTATCAGGACTTCTAGGGGCGTACATCGACACCGATTCAATGGTGCAATAAATGCCAGCCTCAACAATCCTGGACACAGTTCGTCAACCTTTAGCAACAGCCTTCGCCAATGTCGCAGGCAATGTCTACGCCTATGTGCCAGAAGCGCCTATGGTTCCTTTCGTAGTGTGCGTTCCAGATTCGCCATATCTCGAACTTGAGACAATCGGCAAAACCACACTTCACACTAAAATTAATCTCGTAATCTCGGTCGCAGTTGCCTACAACAGCAACCCGGCATCGCTCGACAACCTCGAGCAGCTAGTAATAAGTGTTCTGAAAGTGATCCCAGCAGGGTACACAATCGGAGCGGTTGAAAAACCAACGGTAACTCAAGTCGGGCCTTCTAATGTGTTGGTCGCAGATATCCGAGTTTCTACCTACTACACACAAACAAACTAAGGATAAATAATGGCAACCACAGTAATCACAGGTCGCGATATTTCTCTATCTTTCACAGGTGGAACAGATATCGAGGCTCAAGCACTTTCAGCAGTTCTAACAAAGACAAACCTTCGCGAGACATATCAGACTCTCGATGGCGAAGCCTATAAGACCACAAACATTGAGGCTTCCTTTGCTC